GGTGTTCGATCAGGTGACGCCCTTCTTCTGGCAGGTGCGGGCATCGAGCAACCGGCTCGACTTCTACGACACCCGGATGCGCCCAGCGACAACACTCGTCAACTTCGCTCGCGCCCTGGCCGACGGCGTCTCCTATCAGGACTCGCACCATATCCGCAAGAACGGATGGGGGCAGAGCCTGACCGGCTACACGCTGAATACGGACGACACCGATCCCGACACCGGCGACCGGATCACCGAGGTCTGGGCGGAGCTGTTCACCCTGCCGGGACTGGAGCTGTCCGGGCAGACGACCGACAGCTTCATCGACGCGGTCCGGGCCGGCATCTGGCGCGATGTCTCGGTCGGCTTCTACGCCTCCGACATCGAATGCTCGATCTGCGGCCAGCAGTCGTTCGAGTGGTGGAAGGAGGACGGCTGCCGACACATTCCGGGTCACACCTACACGGTCGAGAACGAGGACCTCCGGGCGTTTGCCTGGATCAACGACGGCGAACTGGTCGAGCTCTCTCAGGTCTACAAGGGCGCATCGCCCGCCGCCGCGGTCATCAAGGCGGAGCAGATGAGCGAGGCCGGCCGTCTCTCCGACGGCGAACGTGCCTTCATCGAGCGGCGGCACGGCGTTCGGATCGCGGATCCGGCGCGTATCTGGGCACCGGGAATCACGGCGCACCCCGACGTACGGAACACGGACAAGCAGGGAAAGGAGCAGGACGTGAGCAAGGAGCGAACGGAGCACCTGACGGATGGCACCCGGCAGGCGATCGAGGAGGCACTGGCGCAGGTCACCCATCTCGATATTGCCATCCCCGACGAGGAGCACCCGCTGGGCGCCCGCGTGATGGCCCTGGTCGAAGCGACCGAGTGCATGGCCGGGGAGCGGGCGGCGCTGACGACTGACCTCGCTGCAGAGCGGGCGGCCCGCGCCCGGGATCAGGCCGAGATCGAGCGGCTGCGGCCCCTGGCCGATGACGGTGTGGCCTACCACACGCAGCTCATCGACGACACCATTGCTGCCGGCGCCCGGGCCCACGGTGCCGAGTTCCGCGAGGAGGTCTACCGCGGCATTCTCGACCGGCTCGACCTCGCGGGCATCCGCACCATGCTGGAGGACTTCTCCCGTCAGGGTGACGCGCTCCTCGCTGGCGGCCGCATCACCCGTGACACCGAAGAAGCCCCGGCCGAGCGGGCAGTCGACCCGGACCGCCACCGCGGTTGAACCGAGCAGGTATCACGCAGCCGGAGCAGGGAATCACAGGCTCACACGCGGAGCCAACTGAATGGCGGGAGGAATCAGCAATGGCAAATCCACGCATGGTGCATGAATTCGAGGAGCTCTTCGTCCGGCGCGCCACGATGGCCGGTGACGCAACGCTCCCCTTCGAGCGGGACCAGCCGTACGGCACCAACCACCGGCACGCGCCGGTCAAGTTCACCGGTCACAAGACGGTCGGGCTCTGTGGGGCGGACGACGTTCCCTTCGGCTCGCTGGAGCGCGTCGAAGCGGACGGCTCCGTCGTGGTCGCCTGGCTTGGCTCGGTTCTCTACGCCGGCACGGCCAGCGCCGGCTCGGCCGTTGTCGGCGACGGCGCGGGCGGCGTCAAGAACGCGACGGGAGCGGGCCGGGGCATCGCCGGCTCGTCCGAGGGCGGGCGCGTCGTCGTCTTTCAGTAAGCCGGCCCATAAGTAGCCACATGGCCTCTTTTTCGAGCACATGGAGCAACACGGAATGATCACAACGCGAGATCGAGCCCAGGAGCTGGGCAAGCGCCTTGGCCTGGAGAGCATGGAGCGGGCCTACCGGGCCGGCATGAACCTCTCCCGCTGGCTGGAAGAGCAGGATCCGAGCGCCGAGTACAGCGACGGCCTCGACGCCTTCGAGCGGCAGCTCGCCCTGCATGGCATCACCACCACCACCAACCGGGAGCGCGGCTTCTACGCCGATCGCTTCGAGAAGTTCGAGGAGGTCGGTGAAGCCGGCCGCGCCCTCCAGATCGAGTGGATGGCCCGCCAGTACCGCAAGGTCGCCGGCATGACCCGCAGCATGTTCAGCTCGGACGGCTCAGCGGTCGGCACGATCATGCGGCCGTACGTCGACGCCGCCCAGGCTCGCTACGCACAGATGTCGCCGGCGATTCCGCTGGCGGAGCTGATCGCCCTCCACACCCAGATCGATTCCAACGTCTACCGGGCGCTCTACCTCAACGACGACGAGAAGGAGTACCGGATGGTCCGGGTCGGTGAGGCCGCGGAAATCCCGGGCGCGACGCTGACCGAGGGCGAACGGCCGATCGATCTCTTCAAGTACGGCCGCAAGCTCAAGATCAGCTACGAGGCCCTGCGCCGCGTCCCGATCGACACCGTCGCCTTCTACATCGCGCGCATGGCGATCCAGGCCGAGGTCGACAAGGTCAAGACCGTGCTCGACGTGATCGTCAACGGCGATGGGAACATCGGCACCGCCGCCCAGGTCATCAAGCTCTCCGACCTTGACGGCAGCGCCACGCTCGGCACGCTGACCCTCAAGGGCTGGCTCGCCTTCAAGATGAAGTTCCGCAATCCCTACGCCCTGACCCACGAGCTGGCGCGGGAGGACGCGGTGCTCCAGCAGCTCCTCCTGACCACTGGCAGCGCCAATGTGCCGGTCTTGACTCTGGCGGGGGCGGCGCACTTTGGCGGCTTCACCCCGATCAACCCGGCGCTTGGCGACAATGTGCGTTACGGCATCACCGACGATGCCCCGGCGGACAAGGTGGTTGGCATCGACGCCCGCTACGCCATCGAGCAGGTCAGCGAGATCGGGGGCACCGTCCAGGAGTCAATGCGCTGGATCACCAACCAGACGCAGGATCTGGTCTTCACCGAAGTCGAGGGATACGCGGTCATCGACAACAAGGCGGCCAAGATCCTCGATCTCGCCAGCTAGTCCACCACTTGATGCGATCACCGACCGGGCGGACGGTGGCCGGGACCGGACACGACGGGGAGGGGCGGCGCTCGCGAACTGAGCGCCGCCCCCTTCTGAAATAAAGGGGACACGATGAGCACGTCGATCAGCAAGATGACCCGCGAAGAGCTGGAGGCCGAGGCGACCCGGCTTGGCATCGAGGGGGCGGAGCAGATTCCGACCATCAAGGAGCTGCGGAGCCTGGTTGCCGCGTACGCCGAGCAGGCGGGCGACACATCCGCAGATGACGAGCGCGGCCCGGATGTCTCGGGAAGCCCGCAGGGCGACGAATCGAACCGTTCAAATGTGGGAAGAGGGGAGGGCGAGACGCAGGCGCCTGCGACGTCCCCGGGGTTCACCGCGCGCGGGACGGACGAGCTCCCCGATGTGCCAGAGGGCTGCGTGATCGTCTCCGGGCTGGGACCGACCGACCGCTGCGCCTTCTTCGAGCAGGAGCGCCGCCACCCGCACGGCGAGGTGTTCGTGCAGGGCGGCGAATGCGCCATCGCCTATCCAACGTCACGGCTGATGCGGCAGATCGGCCGCACGCTCTCGCTGGTCGAGCTGGCCGGTGCTGGGGAGGGGTAACGGAGGTCGCCCGTGACGGTCCTCGATCCCGAGCTGATCACCTCGATCCGCACCCTCATCGGCGTGAGTGAGGCGGTGCTGCCCGACGCGATGCTGGCCGATCCGCTGCTCGGTGGCGCGGCCGAGCAGCAGGTTCACCTCCAGATTGGCGAGCCAAGCTACTCGCAACGGCCACCGGCCGAGCAGGCGATCATCCGCACCGCCGTCGCCTACCGCACCGCCGCCGCCGCGCTGGAAACCGGCCCGGTCCGCGACGCCCTCTCGACCCAGAGCGAGCAGTTCTCGCAGCAGTACACAGTCCGCCGCACCGCTCCCGACATCAGCGCCTGGGCGGCCCGGCTCCGCCTCCAGGCCGACGACAGCCTGGCCCCGCTGCTAGTTCGCGCCGGCGCTACGCTGTTCAGCCTGGCGCCGGGGAGGCGGGGACGATGAGCCTGAACAGAGGTCTCGACGCCGCCCGAGCCCGGCTGCTTGCTTATATGACGGCGGCCGGAGCACGGGCCACGATTCGCCGCAAGGTAATCATCTACGGCGAGGAGGGGCTGCCGCTCGGCGACTCGTGGCAGACCATCGCCACGGACGTGCCGGTTCTGGTGGAGACCCGCCGCTCGGCCGCCGGCCGCATCGACTCACAGACTGCGACCGCCGACGACACCCATCACCGCGAGCTGACCCTGCCTCATGACACCGATCTCCGGGCCGGCGACCGCCTGACCGTCACCGCCCCCCAGGGCACCGGTATCGACCCGGACCAGGTGCTGACCATCTCGGCGGTCGACATGCACTCCCTGGCGCCGGCGCTGGCCGCCACCGGCACCATCGAAGAGAACGCGGTCGAGCCATACCCGGTCATCATTGAGCGCTGGGACGAGACAGCCGGGGAGTACGTCGTCATCCTGCGCCAGCGGGCCCAGGTCGTGGTCAACCGGCCGGGATCCGGGGTCGCGCAGCGGGGCGCGGCGGGTGCCCGCGAGGCCGGCACCCTCATCTTCGACCCGGCCCCAGACGTCGCGCTCAGCCCCGGCGATAGCCTGCTCGGCGTCCCCTGGGCCAGTGGAGCGACGCTGACGCGGATCTTTCCGGTTGTTGGCAGCCGGCTGGAGGTCGCCTTCGCCTACATCCTCGGGGGCGGCTGATGGCGCGGGGCAAGGTCCAGATCGCCTGGGCCTCCTCCCCTGACCAGCTTGCCAGCCCACTCGACGACTGGTGGCTGCGGATCGAGGAGCGGCTGGCCGAGGAGCTGGAGCGGGTCGGCCAGCAGATGGTCGCCTACGCCCGGGGGACCCACCCCTGGACCAACCGGACCGGTCAGGCTGAGGCCGAGCTGCACTTCCGGCTGGAGATGGGCGACGGCTTCACCCTGACCGTCGCCCACGGCGCTCCCCACGGCGTCTACCTGGAGCACCGCTGGGCGGGACGCTGGGGCGTGATCCCGCAGAGCCTGACCTACGGCTACCCGCTTGCCGCCCAGGCGGTCCGCAACGCGCTGAAGGGATAGCATGATGTCGATACCGACCTTCCAGAACGAGATCGCCGGCTTGCTGCGGTCCGACCCTGCCCTCACGGCGCTGCTGCCGGGCGGGGTCTGGATCCGTCGCATCAAGCCCAACGACGGCACCGCCGAAGCGCCGACCCCCGGCTCGACCCCCGCCGCGTTCGACCACGCCGGCCGGATCAAGCGCTGCGCCGCCGTGCTCAACGGCACCGGAGCGGTGGTGAATCCGCTCGGACCCGAGGCCGCCTTCTACGCCTTTCCCGAGATCTGGCTCCGCTGCCTGCCCCACGAGTCGGAAAAGCAGAAGCTGGAGGAGGCCGCCCAGCGGATCATCGCCATCATCCGCACGGCCGGCCGGGTCTCCACGCCAGGCGGCACGGCGACGATCCTGACCGTGGCGGCGCGGATGATGCCGGACGACGACCCCGACCTGCCGCCGGCCGTGGTAGACATGATTCGAGTCCAGGCGGATGGCGTGTGGAGGATCACGGAATGAGCGAGGCAACGGCACAGCCGATCCGGCCCTTCTCGGCCAAGCGGATCAAGGAGCTGACCACGGCGATCTGCCAGCATGGCCTGATGATCCCCGAGGGCTACACCTTCGATCCCCGCGCTGATCCGCCCCTCTTCCCGACGCCGGAACCTGCGGTAGCCAGTGCGCTACCAATCGATGCCGATCAGCGTACGTCGCCGCCGTGCCCGAATTGCGACGGCACCTGCGCTGGCGTCTGCGATCCGGCCGGGGACGATCCGGAGGGCAGCGCACCGTGAGCCCGCCCTCGACCATGACAAAGTGGCAGGACCGCCCGAGCAACGCCCCGCTGGTCGACGGCGAGCGGCTGCCGCCGCCGCCGATCG